TTACCGCGTTAACATTACCTACATGATCATCAGCAAAGTAGAAGTCGTTGTATCCTTCTGCGAATTTACCTACAACCCAGTTAGCTTTAGCCTGTGGATCTGAGCTTGCAAGCCCGGTAATGTTAGCTAAAGGAATGTCAAGACCGATACCCTTAAGAAACTCGTGTATAGCATTGGCACTATTAGCTGGCCTAGCTGTTAATATATAAACATCTTTATTGCCAAACTTCCTGTTTCTGTCTACAGCTTTATTAAAGAACGGCCCTTTGTCCCCATTCATTACTTTGCTAAATTCACTAAAATCAAATTCAGCACCATTAGCTAAAAACGTATCACCTTCTTTCGCAAATTTCGATGCATCTAACTTGCCTTTAGTTCCGTCAGGCATTGTGTATAATACGTTGCTTTTAGTTGTTGCCAATGTATCGTCAAAATCCCAAACGCTAATACCTCTTCTTGGCTTGTCTAAGCTGTTGCCTAAGGTTATCGCCTTATCAAAGTTTTCCGCGTTTTTAATAGCTTGATTATTAGTAATACCCTCTTGTCTTAAGTTTTTAGGAAGTAATTTAGTGTTTTCGTTTATAAGTTTCTTACTGCTTTTTACAGAATTAAGATGTGCTTTTAGTTCTTTTTTGTTTATAGGCACAAGATTCATTGGAGCTAGGCCTTTCTCTATCAGTTTAGAAACAAATTCAGAATACGTGTACCTAGCAGGGATACCGTTTTTTGATTTAATAAGAGGCTTTGTATAATCGCCCTTACTGTCACCCTGTCTAGGCCCGTTTGATCTAGAAACTTCATTAAGTGCTTTATCGTAAGGGGCGGGTATTATAGAAACGATAAAGTCTTCCATTATTTCTTTAAACCTTTCGTCAAAGTTTATATTAGCATTGCTGTCAAATATTAATAAAGCTAGCTCTACCATTGTGTCGGAGGCTGTTTTAGAATGCTCGTAAACATATTCTGTTGAATTAACATCTAAGGCCATAAGCTCGGGAATAGCTGCTGTTCGTATTAAGCCGTTAACATTGGAATTCATAGCTTGCAACACAGAGGCTACAGCATCTTTATTTCCTTCAAAATCTTCTTGTAGCTTTGATTTTAGTATTTTTGCTATTTTCTTGAGTCCCTCGCGCTGGTCTTTAGCAAAGTCTTTTCTATCTCCTATTTGATTTACAAATTTTTCAAGATTTTTAGCGTTTTGATTAAAACTTATTTTTAAAATAACGTTTTCCCCTTCTATTTCTATCTCTCTGTCTCTAGGTTGGAATTTTTTAAAATCTTCAGTACCTAAAGCTTCAAATAAATCTGCTCTGTTTTTAAACGGAGTTTCTCTACCGGGCTTAAACAAAGGTTTACCATTTTTTGTATAAAATAGCTTTCCGTATCCCTTAGAAACTAAAGGCACTATATATTTTACAGTTTCTTTAGGACCTAATTCGCTTCCAATTTCTTTAAATAAATTTCTAGTATTGTTTACTGCCTTTTCGGAAAGAGATATATCTACCTCAACGCCCGCCGCACTACTTAGAGCATTAACTAGCTTCTTTTTACGCTTGCTAAACATTAGGCGGTTTTTACCCGCAGCTATGTCCATTTTAGTCATCGGATCAAGATCAGTTTCCGTTCTACTAATCTCGTTAGTAACCATTCTACCAAGCAGTTTTATAAGCCCGAGCATAGTTTGACCCTCCTTATTTTTCCCGCTAAGACCCATTTTTTGAACAACGTTACCATCAGCATCGAATCCTGCGCCAATAGCGTCATATATTTCCTCTACGGTAAGTTTTTGTGCAGTTCGTTCAACGTTACCAATACCTGTTGTTTTTCTACCTTCAATTTTATAGGCTAGACCCATAAGGTTTTTAGGTAGTCCTGTGGATTTTCCCGAGAATCTACCTTTACGCCCACTTGCATAAGTGTAATCATCTGCGCTAGTTTGTGGTAAAAATCTAAGTAAAGCTTCCGCTATTGATTCATTAGCTTCTCTTTTATAGCTAAAATCTTTGTTATCCGCTTTCTTTTCATTTAAACCGTCTTGAAAAGCACTAACTTCAGATACAGGCACTCTTACTTCTTTTTTAGTGTCACCTTCTTTTACAGTAAATACTGCTTGTTTCTCAGTAAATGCTTTTATAGCGTTAGCATAATCAGCTTTATTAAGATTACCGGATCTGGCAGTCAATGTTCCTTCCGTAACATTAAACATTTCTGAAAGAATGTTATTAATAAGGTTGGGTACTTTTTTAAAGTTTTCTACTTTAGTATTACCTTCGTTTTCTTTCCAAAAATCTACAACCTGTTCTCTTGCTTGATTGTATCGAGCTTCGCTAGCTAGTAACGCAGAAACTTTGCGCTTCTCCTCGCTTTTTACAGAATCTTTGTCGTTCTCATCGAAGTTTATGTCGGAAGATGAATCAGCCATTTTAATAAGAGCTTCTGCTCCCCTAGCAACACCTTGATCTCTACCTACAACACCTAATCTTTCCGCTAAGCTTCGTAAGCGTAAACCACCTCTTTGGAATATTATGTCCTCAATGTCGTTAACAACGCTCTCGCCTTGCCTGTTGATTGTTTTGGGTTTAAACTCATTGATGGTAATGCTTGTAATTTCGGCTCTTGCAGACTCTTTAAATTCATCCCTGGTTACAGCTGTTTTAGCGTTATCAGATATTTTATCATAATAAAGTTTTGTGAACAAGTTTACCGCTTTATCTATAGGGGTTTTTAACTCTTTAGATATTTCTCGCTCAAGCTTATTAAGTTCATTAGATTTACTAACTCTTAACGGATTAGTCTTAAGCTCAGCTATCCTTTTATCTTTTTCTGTTCTTTTTACCTCTTTATCAGGGATTGCTTCTATGTCTGCTATAGCTTTTTTGTTAAGCTCTTTTTCCTGGGCTATTAATTCCTTGTTTAATGCTTGTGCTTCTGCAATTTGGGGCTCTATTTCTTTTTTTACATCGGCGTCTAAAGAGTACCTTCTTTTGGTTTTATCCGCCTTAGGTCTAACTATTTTTTCTTTAGTAGCTTCTTCTGCTACATCAACTGCCGCGTCTTCCTCTAGGTTTTCAGCTTCTATTAAAGCTTGATCGTAAGCAGCCTCTGCTTTCTCTACATTTGCAGCAAGCGTAGGATTGTCAAAGTCTTCGTCTCTTAAAGCCTCGGCTTCTTCTAGTGCAGCTAATGCTGTATCGACTTTGTTTGTGATTAAAGAAGGTTTTACGGATTGTTTTTTCTTAGGCTGATCTTTTATAGTAGAATCAGTTAGCTTGCCTTTTATACCTTTCTTTAAGGATTCCGCAAGCCCTTTGTCTAGCTTGCCTTTGTTTATAGATCGATTGTAATCTTTTATAAAGTTAAAAACATCTTTACCTGTATTAAATTTAACGGAGGCAAAGCCCATAGAACTTAGCAATCTTCTACCAAAGTCTAATAGCTTTGTAGACATGGTTTCATTAAATTTTAATTTACCGTCAAGCATGGCTTCGCTTAACAAAGTTAAAACCTCTTCCTGGGTGTCACCTTCTGTAATTCGGGCATCGTCTTTGTATTGCTTTAGCCTTCTTGTAAATTCATTGTCTTTAATGTCCTCAGTAGTCTCTATGCTATTTACAAAATCCAGCAAGGCAGTCCCTGTTTTCTTTTGTGCTACGGTGGATTTCAATGTTTCTCTTAAGGCGTAATGTAATACCTCATGAGCCGCTGTGTTAACCATGCCGTCTTCAAAAGCAACTGCTTTGTTTATAATAACTTCGGCAGTGCCGTCTAGCCTTGGCACATAAGTTCCATAACCTCCGAATTCTTGTGCGTTACTTTTATATTGACTATCTACAGAAAATTCAGTTTCTCCTACTTTAAATGTTTTTTCGCCGGCTTTTATAGCTTTTTGCTGAGCGTCGTCGTGCAATTTTTGATCCTCCTTGTTTATTTGATCAAACTTAGCAGCCATTTGTTTTTCATTGCCAACCTCTACAACTCCTTTACCACCAAGCTGTTTTAATATAGCGTCAGCTTTCTTTGTTTTAGCATCGAGCACGCCTTGTCCAGCTAATTTGTCAAGTAAAGTCTTTATGGTGTCAACCCTAAGTTGCTGAGGACCAGACAAAGATTTGTCTCCTATCGTTTTTATATCTGCCTCTAACCTAGTTTTTTCGGTTAATAACTCAACAGCCTCTCCCGCGTTAGTGTCTGAAATAGTTGATGCGTTCACGGCTTTAGCCGCCCCTTGCGTGTCTGCGAAGTTTCTTTTTATATTATTAGACTCTTCGATAGTAATATCTCCTTTTTTCAGCTTAACATCAAGCTCTTTATTTAAAAACGCTTGTACAGATGGGTTTAAAGACAAGTTTACTAACCCATCAGGCACCTCTGTAGTTTTGTAAGCATTTGATAGGTCAGTGTAATCTGTTTCGTTAAGCTGAGCTTTAATTTTTCGCCCGTCAATTATTTGATTATATACGTTTGCTGAAGAGCCTACGGATGAAACACCCCCACCGCTCATTCCTCCTATTAAATAGGTATCTAAGCCCTCCTTGAAATAGTCTATAGCTTCTTTTTCGCTGCCTAAGTATATTTTTTCTGCTATGCTGTTTATTATGAATGTACCTTCTTCTGAAAGACCTTCTTTGTTATAGTCTTTGGTTACCTTAAGAAAAACATCTTTTACCGCTTGCTTTATAACAGGACGAGATTTACCTGTTAGGCTTCTAAACATCCCACCTCCTATTTTCTTGCTTACCAATTCTAACAATCCTTCAGATGCACCTATTACTCCGGAATAAGCCATTGTTTTTAAATCTAAAAGCTTTCCTTCTTTTTGAGCCTCCATGTTTGCTTTTGATCCCTGGGATAAAACTATTGAGGCTATTCCTACGTAAGGAATCATAGCTTGAGCCATAGTAGGCAATGAGATTATTGCATCAGAGATTGTTCTTGCCGTAGCTTCAACAAAATTGCCTCTAGCATATTCTTCTCCTATGGTGGTTTCAAATTGCACCATATTGCTTCGCACTTTTTCTATTTCCTTAGAAGCCTCCTCGTAATATAATAAGCCTTGGTTAGCTAAATTTTGCGATCCCGGCAAGTTGCCTAAAATCCCGGGAGTACGAACATTTAATATAGCTGCCCTAACCTTTGGATCAAGGCTATCGAATACTTCTTTTTCGGCTTCGTCCATAAATACGGCTCTGTCTACTGCCCCTATAAATTGGTTTAAGTAGGTAGGCAAAGTGGTAGCTAAGGCTCCAATCTCTTTAGTCGTTTCTTTCAAGCCTGTCCAAGTCCTTCCTGCTAAATCCCAATCAGGTGGGGGAGGTAGCTCTCCTTTTTTAAATTCCTCTTCCCACTTTTTTTCGTTAGCAGTAAAGTCTTCTTCGCTAAGAGTTAATTCTAAAGGCTTATCAGCTTTTACTTCAGCATCGTAGATTTCATATTCTTTCTTAGTAACCGGTTTACCGTCGATGCTATAGTCTTCCCCTGAGGGTAATTCCGTAGAACCATCGTCCAAAAGTAATTCCGTATCTTCTTGTGCTACAGTTTCCGACACTGCATCCGCACTCTCTACAGGGTCTTGTGTAAAATCCTCTTCAACTTCAGGTACTTCGCCTGATATTACTTGGCTGAATGCACTTTCTGGTGCCTTGCTAACTTCCGCGGTGTCTCCATCCTCAGGGTCGCTTACGGGTTCAACATAAAGACCTTTTTCTTCAGCTAAAGCTACCTGTTCTAACATCTCCTGTTCTGTATCAAACTCTACAGTTTCTTCACCTATTATGTATACGTATTTGCTCATTTAATTTATTTTTTATAAGATAGTTGTCTTTTTGCTTCAGCTCGGGCCTCTGAGTTTGTAATATTTTCTGTGGCCATTATATACCCCGTTAAGCCCGCTAGCGTTGTTATATCCCAGTTTCTTTCATTATAGTCTGTTGAGCCTGTGCTCTCTTGATCTTTTTTGCTTGTAAATTTAACAAAAACCTTGTTGCCTTTTCTGTAATGTTCTACAGGTGTGTACAGACTCCCTTTGCCCTTGCTGCCTTTGGCAACTCCTTTGTTATTGCTTATCACGTAAGTGTCGTCGAAAGCTTTAAGCCATGCTGCTTCTTCTATTTTTTGATACTTGCCTTCCACCACGGGCAAACCTTGATTAAATCCAGCAATAATAGCGTTTATTTCTTTGCGCTTAGATGCGCTTCCCTGAGAAACGGTTTCTTTCTGTATATCTTTTCTGTAAATATAATTACCGCCTTCATTTATAATACCCTTTTGGCTTAATTGCTTGTCAAAAAACTCATTAGATGATTCTTTAATCATCGCATTCTTTTCTTCTCGTGACACAAGGTTTTTATAAGTTTTGTATTTATCGCCTGAAATACCTATTTTGCCTAAAGTAATTTGCTCTAATTGAGAATCATCCGCAGAAGCTTCGATAGTGGCTAAAGCGTTTTCAAAACTTTTGTTTTTAACCGCGTCAACAGCAAGCTGGTTTAATGTAGTGTCTCTGTAAAAAACTTTTGTTTTGTTACCGTCCATTCTAGAGCTAAGAGGGCTTTCTTTTCCAGCAGCCACAGTTAAACTAGTAGCTAAACTTCCGTCTTTATTAAAAGTTCCCTGGGAATTTATAGTAGACATTTGGCCTTCAATATCAACAGCATTAACAATTAAGTCATCAGCTATACTTTGAAATTTAGACGCTTCTATTTTAAACACTTTTTTACTTTGCTTATCAGTTACTTGAGCGTATAATTTTCCGCCCTCTTCAATCATTGCAGCATCGTAACCAGGTGCACCACCAAACCCAAGCACTATAGCTTTTGATCGCTCGTTAGTCCCATCTTCTCCATTACGGTAAAACATTGTCTTACCCATTTTTTCGTACTCCTTAAGTAACGTATCTAGATTACCAGAAGTAGCAATCATAGTTTTAGCAAGAGAATTGCCCTCTAGAATATTTTGCTGTAGTTCACCTAGCTCTTTTGATAGCGCGGGGCTTGCATTCCCATCTATGATCTGAGCGCGTTTTATTTCGTCAATGCGGTTAAGACTCCTTTCGTTGCGCGCTATAAGAGTGTTACGCATGCTTTCGGACATGTCTTTTAATCCAGCATTGAAAATAGCTGAGTCTTTAGCATGAGCGTTACCTATAGCAATAAGTTGCCTGTTATCTTGCTCTGCCTTCTTTTTTTCTTCAGCCTTACGCTTTTTTTCTTCTACGCCAAAAGCTGTTATGCCTTTAGCTAAAATAGCCGCTCCTTGAGCCATAGCCTGAGGAACTATAAGCCCTGACTTGTCATCAATTATTTTTGGTTGTCTGTAACTCATGTTTTATATTTTAATCATTTGCGCCCCCAATCCCAACAGAACCGCCTAGTTGTGATTCGGTATTAGAAGTCGTTGAAGTTGTAGGTGGTATCGTGGGTGGTATTACAGGGTCAATCGGGTTAATAGGATCATTGTCTCCTCCAAATGCCCCAGATCCCAATAACGCTCCGGTCATGCTACTGATGCCCCCTATCATGGCCGCTGTATTTGCTGCGCTAGCTGCATTGGCATTTGCCTGGTTAACACCCGCTTGATCAATACCTCCTTGCATTCTATCTAACATAGCCATATCCCTTGCCTCCTGCGCACCAAACATAAATTGTGCTCCAGCGGCTTCAGCTTGCTGTATTCTAGCCTCCTCGCTCATTTCCATTTGCGTAAGCTGCATTTCTTTAGCTTGTAACGCTTGTTCGCCTTGCGCTCTCAGCTTTTCATTTTGTGCTTCTTGTTGTTCTATGTTAGCTGAAACTTCTTTCTTACTTTGCTTAGCTGCCTGTGCCAATGCTGTAGCACCTCCGGCACTCGCTCCTGTCGCTTGTAACGCATCTAGTGTATTTGCTAATGCTATATCTGTTTGCTCCATCTGGATCTCCGCAGCGCTTGTAGCAACGCCTAAGTTTGCGAACGGATTTGATAAGTCTTCTCTCATTTCATCTATCATGCCGGACAAAGATGTAACCCCTGAAAACGGGTTTATAACATCCTGGCGATTTTGCTCAAAAATAGCCATTTCTCTATTAAGTCTGTCCTTTTCTCTTTGGGCTGCTCGGGCTTGCCTTCTGGCTTTACCTCCCCCGATTATTCCTCCTACTATATTTACTGCGGCTCCTATTCCGGCCGCTATTATTGCTTGTGCTGGCATATTTTTATTTTATTATGATGATTTTACAAATCCAGTGCTTACGGCAAACAATTCTTTTTTGCCGACGTTACTATTATTTACTGACATTGTTACTTCTCCGAAGAATCCTTTTACACCTGATGATGAGCTACCCCATACAACCTCGCCGTTTTGCGAAGGTGTACCATTAACTAAGTCAGCGTAGTACTTATCTTCTTTTAACTTAAACCTGTTTATTAATAACGAGTTTTGCATTTGTTCCAACGTAGTAACAAAAACAGAGCTTGTTATAGGTAACGTTAAATCCGTATTAGTTTTAAAGCTATCCATTTTCCACCCTGAGTCTCCTTCGTAATTTATTGTTTGAAAGTTCTTAATCATTGAAGGTGCTCCGTTAAACACGAATGTTACTTTTGATTCCTCTTGCGTTCCGTAAAACACTCCTCTGGCTTGTGTATTTGGCGCTAATGTATAATGCCTGTAAAGTTTACCTGTGTTAGCTGTGAAGTAATTGTTATTTAAACTTATTATCTGATTGGGTTGATAGGTAAAAAAACTAACCCACCCTTTTGATGTTTCGTCGAATGCTAGTGTATCATATTTTTCTGGCTCTCCTGGCTGTAGTTGCTGAGGTATTGACAATACGTATTGCTTGTTATGCGCGTCCCACCCGCCTATTATATTATCCGCAGCGGTAGAAAGTTTGTCTCTAAAGAAGTCGGTCATACCGTAAGCAGATATAACAGTAATGCCGTCCATAGACAATCTACAAACAACGTTTTGATCTCTGTCTGTAAAGTATTTTCTGTATCCGTTTACAGCGAATGATTCCGGGTCTGTGCTTATTCCGTATTCTCCAGCATAAGCCACATTCTGCCCTATGACTAAAGGCCTGCTAGTAATACTTGCATTACCTTCCGCGGAGTATATTGCGTCTTTGTCAATTAAAGATTTACTTACTTTATTTTCTTGGAAAATAATTAGGTTAGTGTCTTCTGCATATAACTTTTGTATTGAGCCATTAGCTGGATCAATTGTTCTTGTTATGTCCTCTCCTACAGAAAACTGATTAGTTTGGTTAACGCCTGTTCTAGAATTAAATATGCCAGAATGTATTAAAGAACTAAATTTATGGGACTGGTTAGGCTCATCTTCAACAGCATAGGCTTTCACTCCAAAGTCAACGGATGTATTATTATACCCTCCTCTAATTCTTGATTCTTCAATTAGCCAGTCATCAGCATCATTACCATCGTATGACTGGGGTATATTGTTAAAATTAATTATTTTGCCAAAAGTAATTGTAGGATTACCCACTACACCAGCAGGAGGTGCTTCACCTGCTACAAATTTAGTAGTGTCTCCAACTATTAAAGATTCTACATAACTATTATAAGTAATTGGAAGGCCTGAAATTGCGTCCGTCCATGTCATAGTAACCTGTTGTCCAACATTCATTTCTTCAGAAGGAAGCCCTGGTAATATATTTATAGTTTTAGTACCTTGCACACTCTGAAAAACAGACGTAGAGCCGGGCACCACTTCTGTAATAGATTTTATCTTTTTTAGCCAAAAAGTGTTAAAATATTTTAATTCTATAATTGTAGCCATGCTTATTATGTTTTTCTGTACACTCTTAAAGTGCCTTTAGATTGTCCTAATACTTCTGAATCTATTCCTGCAGTAGTTTGTATTGCTCCCACAAACCCAGGTGTAAATATTTTTTGCCCACTTCCGTTAAATCCAGTTACCCATTTCAAATCAAGCCCAGCGCTGGTAGCAAACGATGTCCACTTGGCAGGATTAGGAGTTATATTTGTTAAGTCTAACGTAAAGTTTATATAGGGAATAGCTGTGTCTGCGGGAAAATAGGAAACATTACCAGCGCTAGTTGTATAAAATTCATTAATATATTCCCCGTAAGGAGTATCACTCCAAACCTCGTCAGTAGCCGGAACAGTAACCGATCCAGTTCTAGAAGTACTTTCTGCTGAGCGGTAATGCTTAAACAGATTCCCTGCACCGTTTAATGTAACTAAGTTTGTTCCTTGCCAAGGCACACATGTAGGATAATGTAAATCATCAGCATGTACCCAGGACCAAGGTGTTGCGTTTGACTGCCCGGCTGCTACGCCAGAAACTGAGTATGCTCCGTTTAAAACTACTACATATTCAATGCCTCTAGTTGCATTAAACGCATTATGGTCAAATGCTCTTACGCTTTGCAGCCATAGCTTATCAGGTCCTAGCCATTGTATAGGATTGTTTCCGGGATCCGGAAGGTCTTCGTCTGGGCTGTTTATATTATTGCTATTGCCTCCAGTAGAATTGTAATCTAAAGATGAAGTGACTGGAAGCCAAGCAGGATTAAAATCTGCATTTGCATCAGTAAGGTCCGGGGCTATTCTGTAAAAGTAAGAAGCACTGTGGAGCCTTCCTTCCATGGGTATAACTTGACTAATAGTAGGGCCGTATACATTAGCAGTAAGCACTATAGCCCCTTCTTTGTGAGCTTCCGTCCCTATTCTAAAAATGTCTGTGGTGTGCTCCGATGGATGTGTTCCTACTACCCCGTTTTCTATGAAATAATTAAGATCTACAGTTGTGTTTGGGGGTGGATTGTTAGCTATATAATAAATCCTAGTTTTGTAATTCCAAACTTCCGGCTCATCCGGCTCGTCTGGATTAGCCCCTTTGTCATAATTATTTATAGCCGCAGTGCTACTGGTTATTTCTGTAGGTGTAATTATACAAGTATTATCAATAGCCCCTGAGTTTACTTGGGGGTACGTAATTCTTACATCTAATGCCTGAGTTTCTACAATTGAATTAAAAGCAGGGGACACTGTACCAACAGGCTCCTCCGCATTAGCATCAATGAGTTCTAATATTATATTGTATATCCCCGGCGGGTTACCTTGGAAATTTCTTGAAGTAGCCCCTACTGGATTTGCAGGGGTAGCCTGTGTTAATTCTCCATTTGTTGGATCCATAACCCAGTTATCAGGATACGAGCCACCCGGCGCTGCTTTAAACCTGTAAACTAATTGCGGATTTCTAACTCCTCCTGAATCTATAGAGGATCCGTTTTGGGGGTTAGCAGCTTCCCATGTAGCGGCTGAAATTATTACCCTGTCATTTTCGTTGACAGCTACAGGGGCTATAGTATTAAACGAAGGAGTTACATTTTTTAAAGCTCCTACTCCTGCTTCTTCTCCTCCTACAGTTATGGTGCTTATAAAGCCAGTATCTGTAGTTATTTTTAAATCAAACTCGTAAACATTTAATGTTTTACTGCCTTCCTCAAAAACAATACCATTACCTTTATATAGTATTCTAAATTTATTTGCATTAGGACCCGGATCTGCGCCTTCTTCAATTTCAAATAAATTTTGAGCGTCGTTTCCTGCTCCGTCTGTCACAGACACTATTTCCACATCTGCTCCTAACAAATACGATTGACCGGTTGCATCTATTAATCCAAACCAATCTGTTACATTTTGATCAAAAACAAAGCTTTCATCAAAGTCCCAAGAAAAGTTTTCTAATCCAGATATTGATTCGTACTCTTCTAATACCGCAGCATTTAGGTCAACAATTAAACCAGCACTAGTGGTTTCCCAATATATATCAAGATTTGATTCAAAAGGGGCTGTTTCATATACTGCTAAAAACGGCAACATAGCAGGAGGAATAGGGGGTGTACCGGCGGGAGTATTCGCGGTTGCTCCAATTCCTTTTTCCGTAGTAGATATTCTAGCTATTAAGGGGTTTGTATCTATTTGATAAAAAACCTTGTTACCATTAAGTGGCTGAGTACTGCTGGGTACTGATCCACCATAAGGGGACTGAGCAACGTTTGTAGTTAAATCGGAAAACCCCATGTTAAAATCCTTCGCCGGCGCTATCGCTGTAGACGTATGAGACAAAGCATTAATTCCTTTGTAATCAAGCCTAGGATAGTATTGTTCATTAGTAGGTAATGCTGAGCCGGAAGTCATTATGTTCGTAACTCTACCATAAAGTGTCACAGAACTTCTATACTGCTTGTCTTGGTCGCCTACTTCTACTAAATCCCTAGGAACTTTATTTATATTATCATTAAATAAAACAGCATGAGCTGTTAAATTAACCTCATTAGTAGGAAATAAACCATTATCAACGCCCCCGGGAACACTGTGTGTTGCAGAATCAGGATCTATTAAACCTGATAATCCAGGATAACCATTAAGTATACCAGGAAGGTACACATTGTAGTATTCTTGCTCTGATTGTTTAACTACTATTTTATAGCTATACCATCCTAAATCGTTTATTGTATACGCGAACTTTAAATCAGGTACATTAGCCGGCAGATTGTCTGCTCTTAAATAAGTATCGCTTACCCTGCCAGTAGTTGTTACAACGTATGTGGATCCAGCAGAATTAGTTACATTGGTTACAACAACAAAATCCTCGTAAGCACCCCTTAAGGAATCGCCTACTTGCGGTATATTTATGTTGTTAGGATAAGTTGTGTTATCTAATGTAAATGTAAAAGTAGTATTAGTTATAGGGGATACCGCTACAAAGCCCGTCGTAATTGCAAAGCCTTCTCCTGAAGAAGCAGCTTGTTGTTTTATAGCATACAAACCAGGAGTACCCGTAGAAGTATTAATATCCGATGTTATAGGTTCGTTAACTAAAACCTGTATAACATCTCCAAACCAATTTTTTACATTTGTGTCGCTTGGCAGTAAATCATAGGGACTATATATTGTTGAGCCTGAATAAAATTCTCCATTATCAGTAGCTCCTAAATCAACAGAAGAAAGTATAACAGGCGATTGTCTACCAAACTTATCCGCTAATACAAAACCTATTTGGTAATTTCTATTTCTTTTTACCGAATGATTTGGATACTCTACCCAATTATTATATGCTCCGTTGCCGCTTTTTTTAGCAATTCTACAATTGTAATTTAAGTTAGACGGAGGGGTGTGTTGATTTCTGTAATTACCGTATATTATTCTATTGCCTGAAGATTCTTGAGAAAAAGCTCTTACCGGTACTTTGTCGTAAACTCTTACTGTTTGAGCTTCAGGTAATGTTCTATATGGTTTTCTTGATTGATAATCATAATTGTAATAATTACCTGCGCCAACACTGGCTGAAATTTGACCTGAAGAAATACTTTCTAGCACTTTTACCGCAACACCGTCGCTTTCTCTAAATAATATTTCTAACTCACTAATTTTGTAGTCAGGATTTAATCTTGTACCTGAAGATGGCAATGGAATCACTAATCCTATATTTTGAATTTGGTTTTCCATAAAATCAACTATCGTTGATTGATAAGCGGAATCTTCATCGCCATTAATAAAGTATCCGTTTTGTTTAGGAATATAAGCTATTTGAGTAAAAGGAGCCATTAAAGAATACTCGTTGTCATCAAACTTAAATCTATAGCTAAACCTTACAAACTTGTCTTCCAAAAAGTCGGGATCTCCGGGCCAATCGGTATCATCATTTTTATTGCTCATAGTAGATTTTATGAGCGAAATATATGTATTTGCAGTTGGCGCCCCTCCTGGAAAAACAGGTGAAACCGTAACTATTGTTTCCGTTGATGTTAAATTTAATGCTACATTAGAAACTTTTATGTAGCTTAAGCCTTCTATGTTATTTTCTAAAGAAATAACAGTAGCTCCTATAAAAGGAGTTAGCTCTGCTAGTCTGTTTCCTGATACCTCAAAAGAATTTGTAGTAGGATTTAAGGCAACAAGATCAATCCTATTGTAAAGCTCTATAGGTTTATATGGGTTATATTTTGCTACGGATATTTGATGTTCTTGAGTATAATAGGTTGGGCCGCCTACAGATGTGCTAATACCTGCGGTAGTTGCTAAATTAATATTAATTTTTCTAGGCTGATTTCTATTATCTGTCCAAAATAATAAGTTTTCTAGCAAATTAATGCTAGTTATTCTATTAGTGGTAGAAAAGTTTAAAAAGAAACCCTCTACTAAAAGAGTGTAATTTCCATTAGAATTATTATAAGAATATATATAATGCCTTGATGTAGAAGTAGCAGAAGTGGGATTCAATGGGTTTGGATCTGTATAATCCGTTAAAAACACAAATAATCTATCCGTAGAGTTATCTGCCTTAATACCTATAACAGTCAAGCCATTACCAATATCCGTACCGGTAACCAAGTCGTTACCAATTATGTTCTCTAAGGCACCTACGTCATTATCTTCGGATCTACCAACTGATATGTTCCGAGCATCTCTATATTCGCCGTTAGGCAATATTCTATCATCAAGATCTTTATTCATCTTGGACTTTAGAAATGTGTTTTTAATTTCTTGTGCCATTAAATTATGATTTTATCCATTTAGATTTACCTCTCATCACTTGAACTATTTCGTTCAATTTAATATTAGATAATCTTATTTTAGCATTTCTTAGCTTAGCAGACCTGTCTTTCTTTAAACGCTGTATAACGTACTCTGGTTGATTTATTCTGCTCGCTAGTATAGAATACAGTATGTGAGCATATAATGCATCCTCGGCCATCTTAGGTATCCTAGAATCCAAATCGTAAGCTAATCCATCAGATATGTATTCAAGTACTATTAATCTGTCTTTTAAATTAGAAGAAAAAGCTATTACCCCATCTCTTTCGTTCATGTTAAACCATCCGTTTCTTTGTGAGTTCTGAGGATCGTTACCGTACCTTTGCCCGTAAAATACATTACCAGTTAAGTAATTGTCATACGCCCAATAGTCGTACGCGTTTATATTGCCGTTAAGCAACCTGTCATTTGCTTCTGCCCATCTTTCATTTGTTATTGATGTACCTTCTAAATTATCCCCAATGCTATCCGTTGTTGGTTGCCCTTGGGCATCTTGAATAGGCACTTCGTAAGGACTAGTTGTTAAGTTGTTTGCTGGGTATATTGGGTGCTTTACGCCTAGTTGATCTATATAAGATATAGCTGTGTAATTTACGTAATCTTGTGGTATTATAACACTCAAGCTAGGAGGTATGGTAAGTTCCTGGGACTTAACACTTTTTAATGTATCGTAGCTAAATTCTTGCAGCCCTCTCTTAGCGTGAAATATTACATCCGTTCTTTTTACATCACCTATTAACTTGTGCTCACCTACGTAAGTTGCAATAAATCCATTGATAACATCGTTCAAAGATGTGTACGAATAGCCTCCATAATTTTGTTGTACGGTATCTCCATAAGCATCTTCATTACCAAAGCCTCCTCCGCTAACCATTTTTAATTGAACCGCTATATAAGGTCTTAGCCCGTTCGTGTCTGTAAAAGTTATAGTATTTCCTACAACAGTATACGGCCCAGTAAATTCGCTATAGCTTCCCGCTAAGCCGGTTAAGCTTGTATACACAACAAAGTTAGTCAACTGCGCATTAACTGAATCGTATGTTAAGTCTGTATTAAATGTAGTTGTCACCGAATCGCCTACAACAACAGGGTCCGATATAAGAAATCGCTGTGCTCCAGCGTAATATTGTTCATTAGTTTCGGTTATTAAACCGCCATTAGGTATCGGCATATCTTACATTATTGAGCGTTGATTTTCTTGTTGCACTTGCTGTGCCGCTATCTGTACTATTGAAGGGTCTCTTATAACGACACCTGAGTAGAGTAATATCTTTAAGATAATATTTGCCTGCTCTGTTTTTGATAGCTCAAAATTAACTGAGTTAGTAGCATTGTATTGATAGTAGTTTTGTCCAGATGGAATTGTAAAGTTCCATATAACATCTACTGGTTTCCTTAAATAGCTAACGCTTATATCCGATGTAATGGTTTTTGGATATAAGTATAATTTACTGTCTTCATACAAATATATGGGGTATGTCTTTGTTGGTGCTACTAAAGGATTGTTATTTAAGTATAGGAGCTCACTGCGCTGTGATAGTTGCGCTTCTGTTGAATCCTTATATATAACTGTACCAAGCCTGTAAAAGTCCTCTGGCGTAGCCGTAACAACTATAGCGTCGTTTAAGGCTGGTATACTGTTAAATATTATGTTAGCCCCACTGATTGTAAAGGCTGTAGTAGATACACCGTTTATTGTAACTGCAATTACACTGGTTTGTAACTGCGAAGATGTTATCGATGTAAAAGGAAACGATATTGCAACTCCGTCACCTGTAAGTGTCTGCGCCGCAGCGCCCAACCCTGAGGTTGTTGGTAAACTAAAGTACCCGCCTGTTGGGACATAAGTTGCATCACCGTATGTTTTAAATACAGATATATTATGATCTACATTTTTAATGCGATCGCCATATTCTGTATCATTATCTGGTCTACGTAGCTGTTGATTAAGCGTATCAAAATAGCTCTCGAAGATTTCTAATTGCACTTGTGTTGCAACCTTATTGAATTCGTCCGGAGATAAGTTACCTCTCTGTTCTTTATTCAGAATAAGTAACACTGTTTTATAAACTATATCTACATTTACTGCCATTTTTTTATTTTATTATAAATATTAACCGGCCCCAGTGATGAAGCCGGCTAAAATTAATTGACCATCTATAATATAATCACATAGTTTTTTAATAAACTACTAATTAATTTTCTTTTCTATAGATCTAAATACTTCTCCACCCTCATCGGTCTTAAAATAAGCCGCCATTGCTGAGTATGGATTTTCATCAAATGGTACATTCATTAGCTTTCTTCCGTTAGAAGTCCAAGAAAATGTTCTTTGATCTTGCGATAATGTAATGATATTAGCTTCAGTAGCTTTTATAGCTGTATTTCTTAGGCCTACATTTTCATCTTGCGCTAATTCTAAAAACAACTCAGGGTTGCTTCTAGCAAACAATCTTAAATCTCTTTTGATTTCTTTAGAAGATAATTGGTTTACTGCTGTTCCCATTTCAACTCGTAGGATTGCTTCGGCATCGTCTATATCCATTTCTCTTGCGAATACAGCTGCGTCCGTTTGTAAATCTAATAATTCTAAATCATCAAATGCTTCCTCTACTGGATCGTATTCTTCGTATACTTTTCCTTTTAAAGGGTGATATAATGAAAGTAACTTTTGTAAGTTTTGTTTTTCCTTAGGTACTCGTAAGTCTCCGTTTCGAAATTGTATATGCCCAAGCGTTGCTTCTCCTTTTTGTTCTTCTTTAAAAGGCGAATCGTGGTTGGTAGCATACCTAAGTTCTTTTTGGGTACCCTTTTTAGCATCAAAATATAATAGTGAATGCTTTCGAGTATGTTTACCTGGTATAGTTAATGTGAGAGGATTGTGTCTACCTGTAAGGTAATATATCCTATCTTTTATTTCCCATTCTGGCTTGGTTGGTTTTTGTTCTACTACCTTTTCCTGTACGGGAGCTGCAATTTCTTCTACAGCTTTTTCTATTTTTTCGGCTTTTTTAGCCACTGGTTTTTTATTTGCCATAATATATAATATAATTTAATAGTTAAAAAAGTAATAATTACCCCCGTCAATACAACGAGGGTAATAATTACATGTGAGCAATTATGCCCCTTTGAATAATACAAAGTTATTAGCAGCTTGAGTAATCAAACATCTTTCAGATAGGAAGTTTACTTCCATTGCATCAAGAGTTGAAGTGCTCGCTCCACCAACAGATCCTGTTAACCAAGACTTCATTCTACGATCGTCAGTCTGAGAAGCTCTGTATCGTACGTGCAAGAATGGACGTCTGATATTTGTTCCTAATACTTGATCGTAAACAGTTGATGTACCAGCCGGCACTAATACTCCTTCGATTGAATTCGTACCGTTGATTGCTCCACGGGTAGATGCATCGTTTAGGTATTTCCAGTCAGTCTTATAGAAATCGTAAGATCCTCTACGGAATCCTGAGAATCCTAAGTTAAGCGCCATTTCTGCAGAGTTTTCAAATAAACCGTAAGCGGTTCCTCCTTCTGCTCCAGAAGATAGTGTAGCTAACATATCGTCAAATCCTAAAGCAGTCTCTCTGTTTAAGAATAACATGTTTTCTTCAATAGCTCCTTGAGTATCAAGATTCTTAAGAATAGCGTCAAACTCAGTTAAGTTAGGTGTAAACGCAGTCTGTACGTTTCCTCTTTCCTGAATAGCAGCAAATAAACCTTGCGTTCCAGGGTTAGAGAATTTTGTAGCTGCAACTTCGTTAAGCTCTCCTTCTACCATTGCCATTTCTAAGTAATCTTCGAAACGTAAACGAGTTTCAGATTCTGCTTTTAGGTACCATAGGTATCCGTCAGTTCCATCTTCTGTCGCTACATTTACCCATCCGATCTGCGCAGTATCTGATCCAGATACAACGTATTGATCTCTAATGATGATTGGTGAATTATGGTACTGCGTTAATACAGGGTTGATGCTAGTTCTAGCATTTGCTCCTGTAACATCAGAACCTTTAGCGTAATCAGATCCGTAAACAAAAACCTTAAGACCTGTAAGGCTAAGCCCTTGAGTAGTTAAGCTAGTTCCAGTAAATGGTTGTATTGTAAAAGCCGGTGCTGCTGCTCCAATAGTAGATGCAGTAACAATACCTTTAGCCTCTAGTCCATTTGAAGGGTCTAATACAACAACTGTGTCATTTACAGATATTACATTGCTAACTCCGTCCGCCACTGGAATAGTAATTACAGAAGTTGTTCCTGATCCGTTAGCTTGAGAAACTCCATCGTAAGATATGTGTAAACGATTTTGTTCAGACCAAATAACTTGATCAGATGTCATTGGCATTTCAGCGCCAACCATTTTTAAGAATCCAGATAATGTTCTGTTTCCATAACGCTCTACCTCAGCTTCATAAATTTCTGGTAGGTATTGCTGTGCAAAATCAGCAAAGTTTTCAGGAACGCCTGCCCCGCCTCCGTTGTTATCCCATTGAAGGTAATTCGTTGAAAGTAATTGTGGTACTTGTGTTGGGACTAAGCTCCCAAATTGTGGTGTTAAAGCCATTTTTAGTAATTTTTAAATTTTTTAATTTTTAGTTTTGATGAGTCCGCTCCAGAGACTGACTTTACGGTGTATGCACCAAACTTAGCGGCACCTGTTGGGGCAGCTTTTCTAGCAGAACTAGACGTGTTATTAGATTTGTTTACAACATCTCTAATTGCGTCAGCTTTACCTTGTTCGTAAAAGTGATTTGCTATTTTATCAGCATTTGCACCTGCATACAACGCTTTGTGATACCCTGCAGTATCTTCAATCATACCATCTTTGCCAAGGAACTTCCCTATAAAATTGCTGATGTCTGATTGTTTTTGTGCTACCTGCGAAGCGTTTTGTACACCATATCTAAACTTTTTATCCCCTAAGTCAAAATCGAAACCTTCGAAATCTTCGTTAAGTAATTGGTTAGTGTTGGCCTTAAACTTTTCGTGGTTTGCGGCGTTTCTTTCCTGGTCCTCTTTATATCGATTAAAAAAGTCCGATGCTTTTTGTTGATCCTGGGATAAGCTAGGTGAGTTCAACTTGATCTCATCGTAATACTTATCTTTAGTATCATTTAAAAACTTACGGGCTTTTGCAACCTCTTCTTTATATGCGAGTTTTTTTCTTCGGATATCTCGCTCCTCATCTATATCCTCATCAAATGCAAAGTTGTCATCGATCATAAAATCAATTTCTTCTGCACTCAAATGGGATTTAGTACTTTTGTAATATTCTTTAACCAACACATCGCGATCTACATCGTCGTAGTTGGTATTTAATCTAATGTAATCCTGCATTGTGCCACCGGTATCGCGCATAAAATCCACAAGCTTGTTAACGCTTTCTGGCAATTCAGGTTGCGCTAATACGGGTTCCGGCTGCGCTACTTCTTTTTGCGTATCACTTTCTTCGGTGATTTCTTTGATAACTGGCTCGTCGGCTTCGACTGCTTCGACTGTTTCTTCATTGCTGGTTGGCTCTTGTACTTCATTTTTGTTTTCTTTAGGAATTATTACTTTTGTTACATTGCTCGGGACATCTATTAGCGGCTCTTTGTTCTTAGCAGCTAATTGCTCGTCTGTTAGCTTAGGTTTGGATTTGATCTTAAAAGATCCTTCTGTTTTTTCGTTCATGATATGATATTATATAATTATTAAATACGTACTTATTGGGGGTTAAATTGAGATAAATCAAATCCCCCTAAATTGTCATTGCCAGCTGATTCAAAATCTTTAGGCAATCCCTGCGTTTGTCTTTGCTCTATTAGCTGACTTTGTTGTGACCCCTCTTTCTCAATTCTTTTATCCTTGCGATCTTCTATTTGCGCATCTTTAGCTTTTGTTTCTTGGGCTTTCATTTGGGCAAGCTGCAAGTTGTATTGAAACTCTGTGGCCATTAATTCTTTTTTAATCTGCGCTTCGGTTTGCATTCTTTGCATTTCAAAGTTTGATTTAGCTTGTTCTATTGCAACTTTTTCAGCCGTTAATGCTTGTTGCTTCTGAACCTCAGCCATTGCCGCTTTTTCCGCCGACTCAGCATTTGCTTGCGCTTGCGCCTGTATGTTTTGCTGAACTAAAGCCTGTTCTCTCTCTCGTTTCTTTCTACGCTTGAGCTTTAGCATTTCATTTGCTAACTTAAGGTTTTTAATCTGACTAATATCTATTGAATCTTCAATATCGATTTCTTTTGTTTGCAAAGCAATTTGTATATTTTTTTGAAGCTCAGCTTTTTCTTCATCGTCTGGTTCCATTTCTAAAAATATACCAAAGTCGTGTAAGTTAAGGTTTTCTATTTCTTTCAATGTTTCTACATTAAACGTAGATACGCTATTCATTAAAGAATTTTTAGTAAGAGGGAAATTTAATACATCACTTATTTTTAACGATATGTTTTCGCAAGTGCTTAGCGTTAATTGTATACTAGCATCTTGTAGATGCTTCGTAGCTGTGTTAGACGTATTGGCCGCCATCTTCTGCAACCCTACTAAAGCATTAGCATCAGGCATACTGCCATCACGGGCTTCATTTAAACCGGTTACATCTCTAATCATTTGCATGTTGTAATTATATGCAGTGATTAATGATTGTATCTTACCTATTCCCGACGAGCTAGATAGCTCTTGTATAGGTACCTTGCCTCTGTTCATGTCTCCTTCCTGCGTCATCGATCTACCGACAACAGAACCTGTTTGGAAATACATATTCAATGCTTCCTGAGGATTATAATTTGTGCCGTTACCTAAATCAACCTCGGCTAAGCCATCGACATCTAAGAATACGCCATCAGGAACCATTCTAGATAGCACCTGTTGAATTTTTAAATGTGTCAATTGTATAACATCGGCAAATCCAATACATTTGCTTATAAGCGACTGTATAACTCCTTTATACATTCTAGGCGCTGCTATAGAGTAACTCATTTCAACTCTTGTAGTATCAGCTAGCGGTCTTGTCATATTCTCAGACAATTCCCATTTAAGCATAAGGTCAGTGCCAACTACTTTAGCCCCCTCGTATAATACCTCTATTGATCTCGATACTCTGTCAAAATTATCATTTGCCGGAGGATTAAACTGATCGGTTTTTTCAATAGCTTTTTCTAAGCCGTTATCTGTTTTCTTTATTTTAAATACTTGATCCGTATAGGTCTTGTATTCAAAGTATAATACTTGTACTGTATTGTAGTCGTAATTTTCAAACCCTCTTATTAGCCTACGATTACCAGGCGACTTCTGTATACGCTCTAATTCTTCATTAGATATATTAGGGAATTCTTTTTTAAGCTCTGGTATTGTTATAGATTTAACTTCACCTACATAATATATATCGTCAAAGTTCGGGTCCTCTGTATATGACCATACGCAATAAGCGGGATCTACATAATCGACCACAATACCTTCCGCTGGATTGAATGACGTTTTAGTCATACCTATGCCTATATTAACAAGATCTTGATTAACCCTAGCTCTAATCAAGTGGTATTCGTTTGTAGCTAGCACCGTATTAATAGCCTCTTCTTCTGCTATTTCTATAGCTGGCTTGTACTTAAGCTGCATGTGCAAATCCCGTTCTTCCATTGATTCTGGTAGCTCAGTATTTGGTATTACAGATTTCTTAAATGATACGCCAACCATTTCAGAAGCCATCGCTTGTTCCTTCTGCGTATTCATGTCGAACAATATGTTGTTCGCGTAATCTGTTCTTTTCTTTAATGATTCAGGGTCTTGTGAATACGAGGTTATATCGTATTGTTTCTGTGTAATACCATTAGCAACAATATTTGAAAACTTTGAAAGTATCGGAACTGGCTTCCAGTCTAAATTAAGATAAGACAAATCACCATTAATGGCTAATTCATCTTTGTACTTCTGTACACTTTGTTCTCCTCTAGCATATAACCGAAGGTTATGAAAGTTATTCCAGTTAGCAGCATACCTGTTCGACCCGGCACCGCCATAGTTAAACCACTCCTGCTCAATAGCTCTTGATACCTGCAATCCATATTCTAGCGTAGCTTTTTCAGCATCGCTAACTACCTGGTCAGGAAATGGGCTATTAGTATTCGTACTTACATTCATTTATTATATTATTTTTGAAGTAGTTCCCTCGTTATTGTATTTTTTAAATCCTAAAGAATAAACTTTTCTTTCTATAGTAGACTTCGGTGTATACCTATGTTTATTACAAGCCATTAAAGCCAAGCCTGAGCTTATAGATGCATCATGCTTTGTTCTGTTATTTATATCAAACCTAGCCCAGTCCTGCAATGTTCTTTGTAAATAAACATCACCATAGCCATCTACCTTCTCTCCTACAAAATCTTCTATATATGTTTCAATAGCGGATGCATGCGCTTGTTTTATATCCTCACTTGAATTAGGTATCCCACCTACTTCTCTTTCCGCTACTGATAACTTATTATATGTTCTGTCTGGTCTATTAATGCTAAAGCCTCTATAACCTCTTCTCTTTATATAATAAAGTAATCGCGGTTTGTTATTCTCAGCAAGTATAGGCATACCGTAGAAAACCATAGCCATCAATACATCTTCAAAAAACATTTCGGCCGTTGAGGGTCTTGCAATATACTCTAAGAAAAAATGATTAGGGGGAGCATCGGACATTGAAAACTTTGTTAATCCGTGAAGTGCTCCGTTAGAACCTCCACCGCCCACAACGCCACTAATATCATAACTGTCACAACCAAAAGCCCCAATATGCTCGTTTCCAGGATATTTGATACCATTTTTTATTATTATATGATTTTGTTGTTCTTGGTTTGGTACCCAAGTTATATAAAACCTACCGTCTTTATTGGGGTAGAACATAACCTCAGTATCTTTAATACCATTTTTCCATTGAAAGTTACCCTGTGTAACCATCGTGCTGTTTTTTAACTCTTCGTTGTAATCTATCTGTTGATAGATTTTTGTTAAGTTAAATATAGATTGCTTTGATTCATCTCTGAATGCGTGTTGTTCTGTTCTTGGGAATTGACGGTAATACTCGTTTAGTGCGTCTGCGTCATCTTTTAAACCCTCTACTTCATTTTCCCAATGATTAATAACACCTTCTTCTATTACATCGCCTTGAGGCCCTGTAATTTCTTTCTTCGGTGTTTCAAATACCGGCCAACCGTATTGATCTATGAAGCCTTCATAGTTCCACTCCATCGGTATGAACAGTTTATATAAGCCGCTTTTTGTTTGACCATTCTTGTTCCTATTTGCTACGTCAGAACTATCGTATAATTTTTTAAAGTTTTTACCGCCTTTGTCTAAAGCGTTTGATGTTGACCCCATCATGCACTTACCAATAACGCGACTACCTAATCTCAAACAAGTTTTAGTTACTCGCCAATTGTTAAGTATATTAGTAGGCCTTTCCCACTTACCGCTTTCATCGTGTACTAATAGCTTTAGTTTTTCCCCATCGTACGAGTTGTCTCCTGTGTTTTTCCAGTCGACCGTGGTGTCGAGACCAACAATTTCTTCTGGCTTGGCATTTGAATCGAGCTTCCTTCTGGTGAACTTTGAAGCGGGTACCCTGTATGCGAGTTCTGTTTTTGGTCGGTCCATTCCGTCCTGTATTGGTTTAAAGAAGAATGGATAGTTAACCGATATTGGTACAACTTTATCTGTAAACATTTTCTTTGCGTCGGGTCCAGATTTGGACAGTATACCAAATCGAGCATCCGAAGATATTGTTGCTTGGTTAACGGTCTCGCCGGAAGCCATGAAAGAAAATCCTGATCGCCTGTTCTTAAGGTAGCACATGCCGTAACATCTACTGTCTGCCTTGCAAGCTTCCCAGAATAAATAGAATAATCTGTTTGATTCTCGAAAGTCTGGTTGCCCAACGTCAATCTTGGACCACTGCAAGTACATGTAGTGAGTACCAGTAATATAAGTAGGCTTGTCTTTGTTATAAAACCAAAAACCTTCTTCACGCCTGTTAAACTCCCCGTCAATATACCCATACCATTTTTCTTTGAAAGCATTAGGGTATTTAACCCAATCAGCCTCGCTTTTTATTTTACTTAATTCTTTTGGATACTCATTAGCTTTCCACTTGTTTTCACCTTTATCAGGTTTATCCTGTAATAGCGGTAATGCAATGTGCACTCCGCTGATTAGATATATATCCCCTATTTTACCGGTCTTGCTTATAACAACAACATCGTGCTCTTTGTCATAACCGTAATCCCATTTAGCGTAGCGATTTTTTTTCTTAATTGCTTGCGGCCTAATATAGTCTTTGACTATACTATATAATTCCTGCTCATAAGCCATTACTTAGATCTCCCTTCCGCAAAACCTTTGAATGCAGGTTTATCAGAATCTTTAACTGCTTCCGCAATCATACCCTCTTCCTCCTGTATTCTATTTAATATTTCAAAAGCGTCTAATATACAAAGCTTTTTAGTAGCGGCAGCGTTTTTAAGTCTGTCAGCTGAAATGTCTTCTTCTGAGTCAACGATCTTTTCTTTTGCTACCTTTACTAATTCTTTAATTGCTTCTCGCCCAGCGGCTATTATACTCTTCTTCGTTTCTATCGAATTCATACTTTATAACAATATCATTTGATTTCATACAATACATAATTTGATTGTCTATAACAAATTCCCATTCGCTACCTGGTGTAAACCCTATTATGTCTCCTGGATTGATTCCAGCGCTCTTTAAAGAGCTATTACCTATTTTCAGTATACCAATAAGGTCAGCTGTTTTTTCGCTGCTTAAAACGTCTTTATTTTTGACCGGAGCAACGAAGCATCTACCTCCAAATGATTTCCAAGTTTTATCTGTCTTGTATAAATACACTTGATCAATGCTGCAAAAAAACAATCCGTCTTTTAAAAACGATCTACTGTTCTTTTTGGTTCCTTTCATGTCGTAAAATACCCTGAATACATTATGATGTATTACAATCAAATCGCCTTTCTTAATTGGTGTTGCAAATGCAACGGGTGTTTCAATTACTTCGGCAATGTTGTTGACATGTTTAAAACTTTCTATGGAGCTATTTGTTACAAGGGTATGATCTCCAACTTTAACTTCGTTATCGTATCTTTGGCCTATGGGCTTTACGATAAAATCATATATACTTCGCATTAATATTCTAAGTCATACTCAACGGATATTGCCATGTTAGAATTGAACTTCTTCCACGGCATTACCTCGTCTACCTTTTTTATAAATATATTATAAGAATTATCAGACTCTTCAAATATTATATGAGAAATCTCGTGACCGCCGTAAACTGTCTGTTTAACAGAGTAATGCATTGCTTCGTTTTTATAGTCAGCCCCGATACTAATTTTTCTTATAATACTTCCCATGACTTACTCTTTAATTTCTTCGTAAGTTCCGTCAGTGAGATTTATATTGATTGGTCCATAGTTTTCCTCAATACTTTTTTTCATCTCGTCCATGTCTTTTTCAAGCATGTTGACTTGGAAAATAGCTTTAGCTTTTTGCACTTCTAATACACCAATGTTGGCTAGATAAGATTGCAGCTCCGTTTGAAGTTCTGTTACTTTTTCTAATTCTTCCTTAGTGATTGCTTTTGGAGTTACCTCCATTTGTTTTACTTTACTCATTTGATTTAATTTAGTTATTAACTTATTTATTATATAATCACGTGTAATTTTAAAAAACTTGTTTTATTCTTCTATTATTGCCTTTGCTTTGTCTTCAGGCGTTACTGGAGGCGGCACTTCTGCTCCTCTTGCCCAACCCATAAAGCTATGTGCTGACGCATCTCCTGGGTACACTTCGTATGCGCCGAAATCAAGTGTATCGCTAGACATTACATCATATGCCCACCCCGGGTAATAAACTGGCGGGGTTATCTCTTTACCATCAGGATCGTAAGTCCCTGGCGTCTTAACCACTTTGCCAATGTTTACCACTGCTGCTGTTCCGTTTGTAAACTGCATGGTTGTTACACCTTCTTCAGTTACTTCTTCCCATACCCCTTTGGATACTAGGATGTCTTTACCTTGTTGTTCTGTATCAAATACAGTCTTATAAATTTGCATCATGTTGTTAGTTTTATTAGTTCTGCATCTGATAGTGCTTTTGTGTAAACTTGTATGTCTTTAGTGTTACCGAAGAAATAATTTCTAATCCTACCCTCTATAAAACCTACATTTGATAAATTATTAGCAAAAGGGGTTGTTATGGTTAAATTAGAAACAACTTCTACTCCATTAAAATAACCTAATAGTTTGCCATTTTTATAAGCTAAAGCATATTTATTAATATTCTTTATATTGTCTCCAATAGTATAGTAGTTAGATATAGTAACGCCATTATTTACAAAGAAAAAACCTACTCTATTGTATCTTGTATCTAAAAGTATTGAAACCCTGTTATTTTGTGTACCATCAGATATTGATATTTCTTTGCTTATAGTGCCTAATCCAGTATCTTCCGCTAAAGTGCCTCCCTCAAAATACAATACACCTTCCTCGCTGTTTATCTCTGGTGTTGCGTTTATACAAGTCTCTTGGTTTCTTGTGGTTTGTGAGCCATTAGATGGGATATAGCTTGAGGCAAATGGCAGCGCTTCTAATTGAGCGCCCCAAATATAGTTAGTTCCCGTTCCATCTCCATCATAACCTTGCCCAGCAGACCAAGTAGATGAATTATACATAAGAAATCGTAAATCTGTTCTGGTAGAATTCCCTTGTTTTTGTAAACCAATATAAACCCTATACCACCCATTATTGTAATCTTCAATTCCATAGGTTGTATTTTGCGGAGTGCCTTGTTTAATACCTGTATCAGTAATTATTCCGTCCTGTAAATCAATAACAATTGTAAAGGAATTTGCACCACCGTTTATATTTGCAGCATTATCTATAAGATACAATAGCCCATATCTATTAGTTCCCGCTTTTAGAAACATACTAAACAAGGCATAGTCATTAGAAGCTAAAGAACTATTTATTTGACTTAATCCTCTGTCTCCTGGAGCAGTAGTATCAGTTAATTCAGAAGCTGTTTGCTGCCCGTCTGGGGATATTAAAACATTGCTATCTAATGTACTTCTAGAAACACCCCACCCTGTACCTGTTGTAAAGTCACTCGAATAGTTTACTAGGTTCGTTGACTGAGGCTCTAGTAAAAATGCCTCTGCTCCCGTTGAGTAATCTAATCTAGGAGTGTTAGTTGCAGTTATGTATTCTTTTACAGATACGTTGTCTAAATTATAAGTGTTTCCATTAAAACCGTAAATTCTTAATTCAATTCCACCATTTGCGGTTGCTTGAAAAGTTTGTGTTCCATTTGCAAAAGCATTTCCGCTGAAAGTAGTACCTCCAAATATCACTGCACAGCCATCTGCTCCAACTCTATTGCTAATATCAAAAGACAAATTATATGTCTTTCCCGTTACCAATCCAATATTTTGAGAAATAAAATTTTGTGCAGACCCATCAGTATAAGCTAAACCATTACTTACAGACCAACTACTACCCAATGTCCAATCTGTAGACCCATCTTCAAAATCGCCATTAGTAACTTTCTCCTCGCCTATCTCATTAGTACTTTGTATTAACCCTTGTGCATCTACGTATGTAGCCTCCGAGCCTCTAGCAAATGTAAACTGCTCTGCTATCGTATCAAAGTCTAAAGTAAATGTTGGGTCTG